GCAAACACAAAAATAAAAATAGAATACGTTCACCAATTGCAAAACCTATACTTTGCATTAACAGGAGAAGAATTAACACTAGAGCCATGAGAATCCCACAACTTCAAAGAATCAAACACATCATTGACTTGCTCAATGACTGCGAGTACCACAAGAATCAGGAGATAATTGACTACCTAGATGACAAGCTCGATATTTGCTATAATGCCAGTACGATTGAAAAGGATATTGCTTTCATCAAAAAAGAGTTTTTAGGTAGATCGTTTACCAGCGGCCGAATTGGTATTAAGATTGAAAAGCCGATTGATTTTTGGGCGGCGTTGCAAACATGGTTAGAATAATTTGTATATTTGTGTCTAGGTGTCGCAGACCTAACTAAAGAAATTATTGAAAGCTCATTGAGGAGTAGCACTGCGACTGCGAAACTCAATGGGCTTTTTTGTTGTACTCAAAATTGGGGAAATGAAATAATGAACAGTTACGAACTATACCGGAAATTCTTTGATTGGTGCTTTGAAAATCCTCATAAAGTTACACCTTCACATGTTGCCATATATTGTTTTGCAATTGAGCATTGCAACCGGTTAGGGTGGAAAACAAATTTTGGCCTACCTACAACTATGGTAATGGAGGCTGTGGGTATAAAGAGCTACAATACCTACATCAAATGCTTCAATGAATTAGTTGAATATGGTTTCATAAAATTGGTTGAAAAAAGTAAAAATCAATACTCAGCTAACATAATTGCCCTATCAAAATTTAACAAAGCACTTGATAAAGCACTTGATAAAGCAATGATAAAGCACAAGACAAAGCAACGTGAAAGCATTGCACAAAGCATTGATAGTATAAATAAACCAATTAACAATAATACCAATTTACCAATTAACCAATTTACAATAGATATAGAGCAGCAAGCTGCGAAATCACAAAATTCAACTCGATTTGTTAAACCTAGTCTTTTGGATATTGAGGTATTTACTCAGGCTAACAACCTAAATTTAAACCCCGATCATTTTTTCGATTTTTACGAAAGCAAGGATTGGATGGTTGGCAAAAACAAAATGAAAGATTGGAAGGCGGCAGCTAGAAATTGGGCGCGTAGAAACGAAACACCACAAAACCAAAACCAAAAACCACAAACACAACTCGAATATGAAAAACAACACATCAACGCCGACGTCTTTAAACATCTTAGAGGTTTTGAACGAACGGGGAGCATTAGTGCAAGAACGCTTGAAGTCGCGCGGCATTATCTTAGCCAGACGACAACTAGAATCGATGTTCTCGACTTTGCCGGAATACTTGACAAAATCGAAAATGAAGGCGGAATCCCTGATCAAGCAAATTCTGGAGTTCCGTTACGGCTTGGACTGGGAGAAGCAGAGCAGTTCGATAATTACAGCGATATACGAATGTTGCCTAACGATACCGGAGAATTTAACGATTGACGATTTGCGCTGTTGCTTCAATTACAACGAGGTTGAAAAAAAGCCATTCAGTAAGATCACTATTGATGAGTTCATGCAGCCAATACGCGAGTATGTCAAGAATAAGCAGATGGCCCGTATTTGCGCCCAAGAGGTTCAAATTGAATACGTAAAAGAAGTTGCCCAAGCCGAAGCCGCGCATCAGTTTTTTCTAGGTGCCAAAGCGTTGTACATGGAAAGTTTGAGGGATGGACACTGGAAGGGCGATATGTTTCAAGCTCGCTCCATTGCTAAAAACTTCTACTCTAGGTTGCAAATTGAGCACGAAAACATCAAAGACGAAGCCAAAGACGCGTACTTACGCCAAAAGCATCAAGACGAGGACAAAGTAACCGTTACGCCTGATAAGCTGTATTTCTTAGCGCAAAGCACCGTGAAAAAAGCAGTAGAGTATAAATTGAAATGGACTGAGATTTAAATAAAAATCATTTACATTAAAAATTTATACTATCTTTACACCAACAATTTAAATTAATCACATGAAAACTATCACTTTAAAAGCGTTAACACTGCGCAATTTTAAGAAAATTCAATCGATTACAATTGAATTTGACCCTAGCGATACAACTATCACTGGCACCAACGGAGTAGGTAAATCAACAATCTTTGATGCCTATACTTGGTTACTTTACGGCAAGAACTCGCACGACCAGCAGGATTTCTCAATCAAAACCCTAGACGAAAACAACAAAGTCATTAACCGCATTGAGCACAGCGTTACAGGCGTCTTTGATGTATCAGGCGAATCCGTAACGTTACAACGCATCTATACCGAGAAATGGACAAAGCGCCGAGGCTTTGAAGTTGAAGAGCTTACAGGGCATACAACCGACTATTTCATCAACGACGTACCGAAATCAAAAGCAGAGTTTGACGGCTATGTCAAAACCATGATTGAGGATAGCATTGCAAAGGTTATCAGCTCACCGCTTTACTTCAATGAGAAACTAAAATGGCAGGAGCGTCGCGAAATTTTGTCGAGCATGGCAGGCGACACAACGGCCGAGGACGTGCTAAATTTTGCATCTGACGAACTTTCAGGTGCAAAAGAACTCATCGCACTACTCGACGCAAGAAAATCGCTTACAGACGAAAAAAGCCGCATAAGTGCGCAAAGAAAGAAACTACGCGAGGAACTCGAGCAAATAGACCCAAGGGTATCGGAGCTTCAGCGCATGGCTGAGCATGGTGTAAATACCGAGCAAGTAAAGGCAGATATTGAGACGTGCGAGCATTTGTTGCAGAACATCGAGCAACAGCAAGCCGACGAACTTAAAGCCCAAGAGGCGGCAAATGATGAGGTGCGCAAACATAACGCCAAGAAGTTTGAGCTGGAGCAACAGTACACCAATCTCAAAGGCGAAGCAATGGCCGAGCATAACAAGAAGCAACAAAGCGTGCTAGCGCGTGAGCATGAGTTAAAAACTGAAATCCAAAAGATTGAGTTTGCTATTGCGGATTGGAATAGTAAGGCAAACCAACGCGCAAGCACTGAGAATTTATTACAGCAAAGAATTGCAGATTTACGCGATAGTTACATAGCATTGCAATCAAAACAATTTGACGAGAAATGTCAAGACGAAAATTGTCCAACGTGCGGCCAGCAAGTCCCGGACTACGCGGCTAAAGTCGAAGCAATGCGCGCTGATTTTAATACCAGCAAAGCAAAGCAACTCGCAGAGATAAACGCCAAAGGCAAGGAGCTAAAAAAGCAGATTGAAGCACTACAAATGCAATGCCCAGCGCATGAACTCGAAGCGCTTAAAGCCGAACTAGAAACCAAACAAACGTACTTACCCGAGTTTCAAAAAAGCATTGCAATAGATCAATTTGTTGACACCAACGAAATGACCGAACTACTCGCGCAAATCGAGGCGTTTGTACCGATGCAACCAAAGCAAGCGAGCAACGCCGAACTAACCGAAAAGCGTAAAGAAATTAAAGCGCAATTAGACGCGCTAAAACTAGAGCTGGTAAAAGTACAGCAAGCCGAGCAAGTGCAGGGACGCATTGTAGAACTAAACGAGCAACGCAAAAAGCTAGCTCAAGAAATCGCTACACTTGAAAAACTAGAGTTTCAAATCGAAGCCTACCAACGCGCTGAAATCATGCTAATTGAAAGTAAGGTAAACAGCAAGTTCGCCCTGGTTAAATGGAAAATGTTTGATGAGCAACTCAATGGAGGCTTAGCGCCAACGTGTGAGGCAATTGTAAACGGAACGCCTTACAACGATCTAAACACGGCGAGCAAAATAAACGCAGGACTTGACGTAATCAACGCGCTTAACTATTATTTCAATGTGTTTGCGCCTGTATTCATTGACCAACGCGAAAGCATTGTAACGCTTCAGCCAACAGATTGCCAAGTGATTAGCTTGGTTGTGAATGATGAGTTTAAGGAATTGACGGTGATTAAGTAAATTGAAGTATATTTGTGTGAGGATAGGTCGGAGTAGCTACCGGCTGACAAGGCGAAGCGTTTACGTTTTCCTCATTCTTTTTTTAAACGCATTTTTTTAAACGCACAATATGCAAAATGAAATCTGGAAAGATATTGCTGGATACGAAGGATTGTATCAAATATCGAACTTTGGAAAGGTCAAGAGCTTTCAATTAAACACTGAGAAAATTTTAAAATCACCAGCTGATTCTCACGGTTACCGCTTGGTAGTTCTATGTAAAAATAAAAAATGTAAAACCTTTAAAGTTCATCAGCTGGTTGCGAGTGCTTTTTTAAATCATGTGCCAAACGGAAACAAAATGGTTGTTGATCACATTAACGATGATAAATCGGACAACAGGCTTGAGAATTTACAAGTAGTTAGCCATAGATTTAATAGCAGGAAAACACAAGGCAGATATAGCAGTAAATATAAGGGAGTATCATTGATAAAGTCAAGTAATAAATGGGCGGCATTAATACAGATAAATGGCCGTCTTAAATATCTAGGTAGCTTTTTAAATGAATATGACGCTCATGTCGCATATCAAACAGCATTAAACAATCTAAAATAAATAACATGGAAAACGGAATCAAAGAATATTTCAAAGAATTAGGAAACAACCCTATAAACCCCTTAGAAATTAAAAATGGCAATGAATCAATACAATTTTTAGGCCTCACCAAACGCGAATACTTCGCAGGATTGGCGATGCAGGGGATGTTGGCAGACCCAAACGCAAGTAATTTTAAACCTCCATTTATTGCCGGGTTAGCTGTTGACTTTTCAGACGCCCTACTCAAAGAACTTGACAAACCTAAAAACGATTAAAAAGTTTTTTATTCACATTAAATTTTTATATTTGTAAACTAACAATTAAAACCCAAATACACATGGAAAACAATCAACCTGCCGTAGTGCAGAAAGAAATCACAAGCCAAGTACTTGCGAAAATCAGCGCTTTTGAAGCGACTGGAGAACTTAAATTGCCTGCTGATTATTCGGCGGCTAACGCGCTAAAAGGCGCAATGCTTATTCTTGAAGAGCTCAAAGATAAAAACGGCACCCCCGTTATGCAATCGTGCACAAAAAACAGCATTGCCCAGGCGTTGCTAAAAATGGCAGTTGAAGGCCTATCACCTTTAAAGCGTCAAGGGTACTTTATCGCTTACGCAAACGATTTACAATGGTCCCGAAGCTATCAGGGTTCTATTGCATTGGCTAAACGCGTAGCAAAAGTCAAAGACGTACCGGCACAAGTCATTTATGAAGGCGACGAGTTCGAGTATGGCATTGATGAAAATGGCTACATGAAGATTTACAAGCACGTGCAAAAGATACAAAACATCAACAAGGATAAAATCGTTGGTGCGTACGCCGTTGTAATTTACGAGAACGGCGAGAAAAATGCTACGGTAATGACCATGGAGCAAATTAGGCAAGCATGGAACCAAGGAGCTACAAGAGGGCAATCTCCAGCGCATAAAAACTTTACCGACGAAATGGCGAAAAAGACGGTAATAAACCGAGCTTGTAAAGCACCAATTAACAGCTCAACAGATGCTTTCTTGCTTGAAGATGAGTACGAAGAAAAAGATACGACCATCGACATCAAGCACGAAATCGTAACCGAAAACGCAAGCCAACCACTTGAAATTTCAGCGCCAAAACGAAAGCCAAAAGCAGAGCCTGCGCAAGAATTACCGCAAGCACCTGCGCCAGAGCCAACCGCCATGCAACCGAACATTGAGTTTGATTTATCTGAGGAACCTGAATTTTAAGCCATGAAAGTTACAGTTGTAAATACTGGCAGTTTCGGAAATTGCTACATACTAGAAGAAAACGGACGCGCACTTTTAATCGAGTGCGGCGTCCCTTTTAAAGATATTCAGGCGGCTTTAAACTTTGATTTGCTTAAAGTAGACGCGTGTATTATTAGCCATGAGCACAAAGACCACTGCAAGGCAGTTAAGCAGGTTGCAGGCGCAGGCATACCGATTTATGCAACGCAAGGAACTTTTGAGGCGATGCAGTTGCCTGTTGATTTAAGGGCAGGACTATTCACTAACGGTTTAACGCGAGCTGTTTACGATTGGGACATTACCCATTTTTCAGTAGAGCACGATGCAAAAGAGCCGTGTGGTTTTATTATTGAAACACCTAGCGCAAAAAACATTTTGTTTATTACAGACACTTACAAGGTAAAATGGGATTTATCCCCTAATAACTTTGACCTCATCATGATAGAAGCCAATTACGATGAAGACATGATACAAGGCAAATCGGACATAGTCAACAAGCGCCGTTTGCGATCGCATTTCAGTATCCAGAACGCTATTGATTACCTCGGAAAATTAGACCTATCTGAAACAAAACAAATCATGCTTACACACCTTAGCGACGGGGTAAGCGACGAACGAAAATTTAAACAATTAACCGAGGCCGCTTTTGGTATTCCTACCGTGGTGGCTGATAAAAACACCGTGATTGAGTTATGAAAAAGTATAGAATAGTTCAAGTTAAAGAACCTACGCGATGGGGTTACGTTAAAGGAGCTCAAGATGAGCCGCCTAAAGACGTTGTTTTTTCAGCTACGGGATGGTTTCTACAAGAAAGAAAAAGCATATTTCACAGGTGGAAAACAGTAGAGCAAATAGATTCAATTCTTGAAGCTGAGTATTACATCTACAATCGAAAAGTAGAAAAGACAAAAACAATAGAAAGAGTAATCAGGAAGTTATGAGCCAAGATGAGAAAATCAAACAACTAGAGAATAAATGCAAGCTTGAACGTTTAGAAAAGCAGTTGTTTATCGGTAAGGTAATGGAGGTTATAGGCGATAAAAAAGCCGCACAATTACTTAAAGAAGCAAGGGAAGTAATCGAGCAAATAAAAACTAAATTATGACAAGCAGATTTTTAGCAAAAGTGCTATATACAGCACAACGACACGACGGCGCTTTTGAGCGCAAAATAGAGCAACTAGTATTTGAAGCCTTGACCTATACAGATTGTGAGGCCGCCATTTACAAGTACATGGAAAGCGTAACGCGTTCGGAGTTTACGATTATGAAAATTGATAGGTTTGCTATTGATAAACTAATCATGGGCAAAGAACCAAATATTTACTTCCTTATCAAGCAGGAATGGGATAGCGTGGACGGCCCGCCAATTAAGGAAAAAATACTAATTGCCGCCAAGTTTATTGAGGAAGCGAAAACGATTTTATCACTTGATAATAGCGACAACATTCTTGGAACTAATCAATTGCCCGTAATCAAATCAATCGTAGAAACCAAAATAACAGACTACATCTATGCAGAAGCCGACCAAGATTGAAAAGGCGTTCATTCGCAAGATTGTCAAGTATTGCGAAACGCACCCGGGAGTAACGCCCGTTATGCTGTTCATGCGCATAGGCTACGTGAATAGCACGCGTGTACAAATGTTTATGCAAGGTGAGTGCTCGATTAGCCTCAACACAATGGGAAGGCTTGATGAGTGGATGAAGAAAAATAAGTAACCATGAAAAAGCGAAAGACCTTAAGAATACCCAGAAAGCTCAAAAAGAAATATAAGAAAATTTGGATGGATATCTACCATTTTCTTCCGCAATACCAAAAGTATAAAGCAGCTGATATTGTAATAATTAAAGATTCGATTCGCTTTGGTATTTGGGGTGCTAGCCAAGACAAAAATGTTTGGGGCTGTTATACTAGATTTAAAAAATAGACATGAAAAATTACGAAAGATTTTTACACATTTTAGCAGGTATCGCAATAGGTTACCTGCTTTTCACCGCAACACTTTAACACACTAAATAAGCCAATCTTATACGGTTGGCTTTTTTATTTACCTTTGATAGTGGACTTTTGGAATAAACAAGCATACGAAATCGCCTACAAGATTACATCTGGCCGCGACATTCACCGCGATCTAGTTGCTTTCGTGTACATTTTGCTACATGACAGAGGCATCGTTGCTGTTTCATTGCCTGCTGTATTTGCCCGCTATGCCTATCAGCAATATAACTGGAAGGATAGCGCGTTCAATAAGCAATATGCCAGCTACACGGTTGACATTTCACAAATAAATATCGAGAAAGCCCAAGAGCAATATCAAGAAAACGGGTATGGAGTGCTACTAGATGAGTATTTTGATGAAGAAAGCAAGAGCGAAAATGAATTTTTTTGCAAAGAAATTGCTAAACTTGTCTTTCAATCAATGAGTTACCGCGAAATTGAGCGCTTAACAGGTATCAATATCCGCACTACACACAAATCAATTAAACAATTTGCACATGATTTTAGGGATTTTTGCAGCCGTCGGAGCGGCCAGAGCATGGGAAACAATCAACAGGATTGATTTTAAGCCGTTTAATTGCACCCCGTGCATGTCTTTTTGGCTTGCTATTGTTTATTACCTTTGCTTATGGCTACTAACAGGTGCGCACCCAATTGTATTGGCAAACGCTTTTGTGGCTTACTTACTTGCTCAATTAATATTCTTGTATGAAAAATCTCTTTACTAAAATCAAACGCGTCATTGTTTGGCTGTTTCGCAAAAAACCAAAAGCCAAAACAATGACCGAACAAGATAGGGTCTTTGCGTCAATCGGCGCCATTCTTGTCATGGAGCTTCGCAGTAGTCGCGACCTGCGCCGAAAAATTCGCGGCACAAATCTTGAAACCAAATTAAAAAAGTACATATGATCACTACAACCATTTCACCCGAACTTTTAGAGAAATTGCAATATTTTGCCAAGTACGGCAGCTGCAATATGTCTCGGCCCATTAAACAAGAATTGGCAGTACACTATAAGCAAGCGACAGGAAGCACACTTAACATCGACTGTGGCACGTGCGTAAGCCAAGCAATGCACCGCGTTAATGCAGAGCTCAAAGGCAAAAAGAAAAAGGCTAAGAACGTTCAGTTTACAGGTGTTGCTCAAAGCGAGTTTGACGGCATGAATTTCATGAAGCTCAAAAGCTTAGCCAAAGCAAAAGCGAAAGAGCTTGGTATTGAAGTGGCCGCAAATGCCAAAAAAGAGGAGTTGATTAAAATCTTGACTGATGCCAGCGCAACCCAAAGTAATAGCGAAACCGAAAGCAACGGCGAAGCCTAAGCCTAAAGCCAAGGCCAAAACGCCAGCTAAAAAGACTGTGAAAAAACCCGAGTTAGCAAATAATTCGGGTATTCACTTTTTAATGGGCAGCAAAAAACTAGGCAGGCCGCGACAAATTGCACAACCAGAAGACCTTTGGAAATTGTTTTTGGAGTACAAAGAATGGTGCAAGCAAAACCCGAAACTTATTTACACCGCTTCTTTAGGTAAGTTGGTGCAAGTTCCTCACGAAAAACCGCTTACACTTGAAGGTTTTGAGACTTATTGCCATGGCAAAGGGATTTCGATTTGTAATTACATGGAGCAAAGAAATGACGGCGCTTACTCTGATTTTTACGAAGTTGTAACATATATAAGAACCCAAATTCGAGGCGAGCAAATCGAGGGCGCGATGATTGGCCAATACAACGGCAACATCGTTTCAAGAGTTAATCACCTAGCCGAGCGCACTGAAAACATAAACACAAACGTCGAAGTACCACTATTCCCGGACGTGTCAAACGAATAGCAAATGTTCAAACGAACAACCGCAATCAATAAAATCCTAGCCATGAAGGCCCGAAAAAAGGTTATTCAGGGCGGCACATCAGCAGGCAAAACTTACGCGGTTATGCCTATTCTTATCGACAAGGCTTTGCGCACACCTCGCTTAAAAATAACGGTTGTCGCTGAGACAATACCAGCGGTAAGGGATGGTGCGGTTGACATCTTTAAACAAGTCATGTTTGATACAGGGCGCTGGATTGATTCCCAATGGATAGCTAACCCAATGGAATATAAATTTGGCAACGGATCGCGAATACAATTTAAAGCCTTTGATACCGAGGGAAAAGCAAAGGCGGCAGGCAAGCGCGACATCTTGTTTTTGAACGAGGCTAATCACATACCCTTTATTATTGCCGATGCTTTAATGATTCGCTCAAAAGAAACCTACATCGACTTCAACCCAAACAATGAATTTTGGGCGCACACTGAGGTGCTCAAAGAGCCAAACGCCGAATTTTTACTACTCACCTACCGAGATAACGAAGCATTGCCACCTGAAACTTTGGAGGATTTAATGATTAAAAAGGCAAAGGCCGTCGATTCTCAATACTGGGCTAATTGGTGGAAGGTTTACGGCGAGGGGCAAATAGGCATGCTCCAGGGCGTTGTCTTTGATAACTGGGAAGTAATACCGCAATTGCCAAAAGAAGCGAAGCTACTAGGATACGGCAAGGATTTCGGCTATACGAATGACCCTACTACAATGGTATTGATTTACGAGCACAACGGCAAAAAGATATGGCATGAAGGGATTTATCAAACAGGGCTTTTGAATAGCGATATTTATCGCCTTGCTAAAGACTTGGTGCGGCCTAATGATGTGGGCTTTGCAGATAGCGCCGACCCTAAAACGATAGCCGAGCTCCAAAGAATGGGATTGCGCGGTTTAAGGCCAGCAGAAAAAGGCAAGGATTCAATCCTTTACGGGATTCAAAAGATACAGCAAGAACCCTTTTTAGTTACCGCCGAAAGCACCAACATAATCAAAGAGCTTCGCGCCTACACTTGGGCAACCGATAGAGAGGGCAACAGCTTAAATACACCCATTGACCACAACAACCATGCTATTGATGCCGCAAGATATTGGTATCTTAGTCAACAAAAAAACAGAAGTAAATACGTTTTCGCATGACACCACACAAACCAATTCACACGCTTTCGCAGGTCAAAATCAGACAAGTCGCCAAGTGGTTAAAGCTACTCGAAGGATTCACAGAACAAAAGTATTCTGAGCTTAAAAACAACTTAGAATTTAAGGCGCAAGTTGTTAGCATTATGCTTGACATCACAATGAACCAAGCGCGCGCCATTGACATTGACGACTTGCTTCAAATATCCGACCACTATATCAATCTGTTTGCTTCATACCGATACCGCGAACCTTTGGAGCTTGTCGAGGTGAACGGGCAAAAGTTTCGATTCTCAAAGAGCACAGGAGCTTGGGGAACTGGGCAAATAATTGACGCAAAACTAATCACGCCAGAGCAAATATTTGAGCACCCCGAGAGGCTTTTAGCTGTGCTTTACATTGAGGATGGTATGCGCTATTTTCAAGAGGATGAAAGGCAGCAAGTGTTAAATCCTACTGAACGGCGCGAGGCGCTTTTTAAGCAGCACTTTAGTGGTGAGGAGTTCTGGCATTTTGTCAATTTTTTTTTGTCGAACTGCGAAAACTGGAAACTCGCTATTTCGGGGATTCAGATAGCGAGGATGAGGATAGCAGCGAAGAACAGCCAGAAGATACTCAAGAGGAGACAACGACAAATGAAGATGCGTGGTTCTATTTTACACAAAATCTTGTCGAGGTTGCAAAGGAACTCAATCTAAAAGTTGACGACGTGGCGGCAATGCCTTACCCTAAGTATTTATTTTGGGTGAACTTCCTAAAACTAAGGCAACAACGTAGCACAATATCAAATGGTCAATCTTAACGATTTAGGGATAACAGGTAATGCCGCTCCGCAAACGGAGTACGAAACCCTAATACTCGGGATTGCGAACGATGTAACCCAACAGCTCCGCGAAGCTGTACTAGCCAAAGCAAGCAACTCAGGCGCGCTTGCTCAATCCGTTGCTTACTTCCCAACAGGCGCACTATCTTTTGAAGTGCAAGCCGACCAATACTACAAGTTTGTCGATGAGGGTGTAAATGCCTTACCAAAAAAAGACGGTTATACCTATCGCCGCGCGTTAATGACTGGTAGCCCGTTTTCGTTCAAATACGATGGAGTAGGCACAAGAATGGCAACGGCTATCCAAAAGTGGAAAGGCAGCTCAATGTCTCAAGCATTTGCGACGGCTTACTCAATCAAGAGACACGGTATTCAGGCGCGTAACATTACGCCGTCTGTTTTCAATGAAGAACTATTGCAACGAATAGCAGATGATCTATTGCAGCTCACGGGCTTGCAATTCAATGTAACATTTACAAAAAATACCAATACATGGCAGTAACAATAACAAGCGGCCCGCAAAGAATACAACCGGGTTGCAATCCTTACGAATGGAATTTTAGCAGCACAGAATACGCGCAGCCAAACTTTTATTTTGTGGTTCGCCTTACCATTAACGGGGTTGTGCACTCAACTCATGCCGCGTATTTGGAAACAATCGACAGCGGTAAATTTGATGCAAGCGGAATTTTGCGCAGTTACCTAGCTTCAAACCTCATCACAACTGGCGCGCTCCTTACAAACTACACTGAGGCATTTGCCAAAGTAAGCATAACTGTATTTGAGAAATACGGCACGCCGCCTGCCTTGTATGCCAGTACGACATCTTCAACTTTTGTAGCCACAAATACGGCTTTAAATCATTTGGATTTCATCGCCTGGGATTATCGCAATCACGATGCCTCAAGAAGTAACCCATTTACAGCGTTTCCGAACACGGTTGATTTTTTAACTACATGGCCGCGAACTTCAAAGGCTTTTGTAGGCATTGACCAAAGGGTATTTTTAGGTGTGTTATCGCTTGCCAAAAACATTGACTTTGTTTTCACTCTTTACAATGCGGCAGGCGGTGTTGTAGCTACCGATACTGTGAACCAAATAACAAATGAGCTTGTAGTTATTGATTGTTCACCTGCTACAATTGTTGCCAATACTACCATAACAACGACGAACTTTGAAAACTCAGCGCGTTACACCGTGCAAGCGCAGGGCTTGGGCTTAGGAATTTACACGGGATTTAGTGAGGAGTTTGAGTTTTGGATTGATTTTGAATGTAAACGTTACCCGGTTCGCCGTTTGCACTGGCTTAATAAGTTCGGGGTGTGGGATGCCTTTACCTTTGATATGGATAGCGTGGAAACCGCCGAGATAACAACCCAAGACTACGAAAGAAACAAAGGCGTATGGGCTGAAAACGCGCACGTGTACCCAATTTATCAAGGGCAAAAAGTAAACGCCTCAAAGCAATCAAGCGCAATGATGTTGCTTAATAGCGACTGGATAAAACCCGAAGTGCAAAATTGGTTAGTTCAATCGCTTTACGAAAGCCCGCAAGTCTACCTTGAAACCTCGCTAGGATTTGAGCCCGTAAAAGTCATGAATTCAAACTACACGCTAAAAACGCGCAAGCGCAACGGCTTGATGCAGGAGCAAGTGCAAATTGAAAGAACGTACACTTACCAAAGCCAGCTAAACTAATGGACACGCAATTATTGATAAATGGCTTTGAGGTTGATTTAGCCGAGCGGCCAACGTTCCCGTTTTCATACAGCGTTGTTGAGTTGACCGATTTGTCAAAGCGCACGGGTAACTCTTCAAAAACCATAGTGTTGCCCGGAACATCAAAAAATCAATTGATATTCAACAGCATCTTTGAGCTCAGTTATATTCAAGACCCAAATGGGCAAAGCAGCTCGCTAGTTGATTTTGACCCAACAGTGAAAGCAACGGCACAAGTATATCAAAATGGGCTATTGCAATTTAACGGCATCGCCCAGCTATTGACTTGCAAAATGCTAAAAGGCTTTTGGGTTTTCGAGGTCTCTTTGACTAGCGAAATAATTGACTACGTCGCCAAGATGCAGGAAGTCAAAATTTGTGAGCTTGATTTTTCTGAATACGATCATCTTTTGCGGCTTGAACGAGTTACCGAAACATGGCTAGGAAACAACTACATAAACGGCGCGACAACCTCAATTAAAAGCGGTAGCGATTGGCTAGGTATCGGCTACTATTACGGCCTGATTGATTACGGATTTCAAAGACCAAACGCGACAACGTGGGGATTGGAGCAATTCCCGTTACAAGTATTCATGTACGGCATACTTCAAAAGCTATTTGAGGCCGTCGGGCTTACATGGAGTAGCAACTTTTTAGAAAGCCAGCGATTCAAAAAACTAGCTTTAGCGTATGCAGGTGGTGAATTACCGTCGATTACCACCGCGCAAGCAGCAGCATTGAGCGCTACTAATGAGCAAATAAGCGCATCAACTTACTTTATTGAGGGTTCAAGCCCTGCTAACATTCAACAGCAAGTCATTAACGGTACGCCTGAGTTTATTATAGGATTTGGCGAGGCTACATTTGCCGCGGCTTTATCGGTAAACGTACTAAGCGACCCGGGTAATCAAATGATAAGCGCATCACCATTGCTATTCAAAGCGGCATCAAAAGGCCTTTACAACTTTGACTATTCCGGAACTCATGATTTTGATTTGAATTTCAATCTTTCTGGGGCAACTATTACAGCCATCAATGCGACTTATAAACTCAAGGCGGTAATCTATAAAAACAATGCAGTTTATTCAATTGAGGACATTTATAGCGGCAGCATTACCTCAACAGCTTTAAGTCAAAGCTACTCGATTAGTTACAGCTACTCAAAGCCTATCAACTTAAATATCAATGATGAGGTACGCATATCTTTTCGCCTTGTCATTAACATGACGGGCATCGACATTGCAGGCTACTCTGGGCAAACGCTTAACTATTTTGCAGGCATCAAACCAAACTTAGCGGCCGCAAATATCAACAAGCAAGTAACGCAAATCGCGCCTAATGAAATTGTAAGTCTTTCGGCATTGCTGCCAGATATGACCGGTAGCGACTTCTTTAACGGGATTTGTAAAATGTTCAACTTGCTAGTATCACCCGACCAATACGAACCAACACAGCTAAACATCGAGCCGCTGATTGAATACTACAAGCCCGTAAACGAAGCGCTCAATTTTACCAACAAGTTAGACTTCAACGAGCAAATCGAAATCGTGCCCTCAGTCAATTACGCATCGAAGCAATATATTTTCAAATGGGCCGACGACGACGATTATTTTAATGTGGACTACAAGAATAAGTTTGATGAGCAATTTGGATCGTTTACAGTTTACAACCAGTCGCAGTACGCCTCACAAAACACGGTGTATCAATTGCCATTTTCACAAAAGGTTATGGCTGATATTCCTGAGGACGATAGCACGTTCACGGGAATAATTGTACCGCGTTGTTTGAGCGTTCAATCTGGGTCTACTGCCAGCGCAAAAAAGGGTAAGCCGTTTGTTGTTCAGGTGGGCAATATGCGCGGTGTATCATTTCGCGTTGTGGATGAGCTAGGAGTAACCAACTCATTTAGTGAATATCCATACGTTGGACACTTAGACGACATCGACGCGCCTACATTCGACTTGAATTTTGGAGTGCCAGACGTGCTTTATTGGCTTGGCGCTACTTATACGCAAAACAACCTATACCAATATCATGAGCAATTTATTAAAGAGCTTGTAAGCCGTTACGGCCGCCTTGTCAAATGCTCAATACGTTGGAATGAAGCCGATATTTACGCGCTTGACTTTAGGTATTTGCTACAAATAAATGGGGTTGTCTATCGCTTGCAAAAGATAAGCGACTACAATCCAACAAATGACAACTCAACCAAAACTGAACTACTTAAATATATCGACTAATGGCAGAAAAAGAAGCGGTTTTCTCGGTAAGGGTTAACACCGGGAACTCAATAAACGACCTCAATAGCTTTGATAAGGCATTGAACAACCTAAATAACGATGTAAACAAGACGCAAAGCAACCTTGCAGATAACACAGCAACAGATGATTTTGCTAAAAACCTTGAAGAACTAAACGCTAAAGTAGCGGCAGGTGGTCTTTCAATGCGCCAATTGTCAAAAGTGGTGCGCGAATACCAATCAATTGTAATGCAAGCAGGCGAGCAAAGCCCCGTTGGCCAATCAGCACTAAGGGCGGCAGCAGAACTTACCGATAGAATGGGGGATGTTCGAGCCCAAACAACCGCGTTAAGTTCTGATTTTGTAGGCTTGGACACCGCCGTTATGGGTATTCAAACGGGCGCAGCCGTCTTTGAGGGCGTACAAAGCGCCATTGCCTTAACGGGTGTTGAAAATGAAAAGCTGATGCAAACCATGGTAAAGCTACAAGCAGTGCAAGGTGTTGCAAATAGCATCAATACAATTGCCGTATCGCTCAACAAAGAAAGCGTGCTTGGTTTACAATTACGCACGGCTTGGGAACGCATTTACGCGGCATCCGTTGGCCAATCAACTGGAGCCATGAAGTTATTTCGCGTTGCTTTGATTTCAACAGGTATCGGCGCGCTTATTGTTGGCCTAGGTTTGCTCATTGCTAACTTTGATAAGGTTACTAAGTTTGTGCAAGCGGCTTACGACAAGTTCAATAAGCTGGGCGCAGGTGTGAAAATTGCCATTTCGGTAATGTTCCCAATAATTGGCGTGCTTTACGGCATTACCAAAGCGCTAGAATACTTCGGAGTAATTGACGACGAAACCGAACGCAAAACAAAAGCCAATGCAACAAGACGAACCAAGCATGCGCAAAAGGAAGCTGATGAAAACATCAAGCAACTGAAGCGCCAGCAAAAGTCTATCAGCGATAAATACGATCATGAAATAAACATGGCCAAGGCGGCAGGAAAAGACACTGCCGATTTGGAACAAAAGAAACGCGCCGAAATGCTAAAGACTGGGCGCGCAATACTTGAGGAGCTCAAAAAGAAAAAGGCCGCGTATGAAGAAGAACTAGCAATGCTTAAAAAACTTGGCGATGCAGATAGCAAACGCGCTAAGGACTTGAAAAAGTCAATCAGCGAAAGCCGCACAGCTGAAAAAGAGCAATACAACGAGAATAAAAAAAATAAGCAGGACATGGAAGTTGCCGAGCAAGAAGCGGCAACCAAAGCTAATGACCGCGCCAAAGAGCGTAAGAAGTTACGCGACGATGAACTCGCGCAAATCAAAGGCTACTTGAAAGAGGTTGAACAATACAACATGACCAATGAGGAGCGCGATATTGCGGGCGTACAAGAGAAGTTTGCCGAGCGGTTGAAAGCCGCGCGTAAATACTACAAAGAGGATTCGCCACAGGTGCAAGCCTTACTCATTCAGCAGATGAATGAAGAAAACGACGTGCGGCTAAAATATCAAAATGAGGAGTACGCTAAGACGGTTGAAAACAACGCCAAGAAACTAAAAGAAGCTGAGGATTTAGAAAAGAAAAAACTAGAGCTATACAATGAAGCTCAAGCAATCATTCTGGACGAATACCAACTAGAGCTTAAAAACTTTGAAGATGCGCAGCGCAAGCAAGTAGAGGCATTAAGCGAAGCCAACAAGCTAAAGCAAATCACCGATGAAGAATATCTAAAAGGCATGGAGAAACTTGAAAAAGATTATGCCGATAAAGTGGTTGACATCAACAAGAAAAAAGCCGATAAGATAAAAGAACAAGACAAAAAGAGCCTTGATGAAAAACTAGCCAGTGTGCAATCAATGATTGATGCCGCGCAAAAAATTCTAAACGGCCTAAACGCAATTAATGACTTGGTAAAGGTTGCGGAGGAAAACCGACTTAACGACGTGAAGCAACGCGCTGAGCAGCAAACAGCCGTGCTTGACCAACAGCAACAAAGGGAACTTGCACAGCAAGGATTGACCGAGCAGCAAAAGCAGGGCATTAATGACAAGTACGCACAGCTTAAATATCAAAATCAGCTCAAAGCATTTCAGGAGGAGGACAAGATTAAGCGTGCTCAGTTCAAGCGAGACAAGGCGCTACGTATTGCTCAAATTGCTATTGATACAGCAAGCGCCATTGTGAAAGGTATCGCGGAATACGGGCCACCTCCTTCACCTGCTGGTATCTTTGCAATTAGTGCCGCCTCGGCTATCGGTTTAGCGCAAGCAGCCGCCGTTGGAGCTCAGCAATATCAAGGCGGTCAAATGCCGCAAGCGCCTAATGTTTCGGGCGGTGTGGGCGCAGGCGCATCTACTTTTTCAATAGGCACGAACACGCAGCAAACCAACACGCAAACGCAGCAAACACAAACGCAAACGCAAACCATTACACCGGTTGTTGTGCTCGAGGTTAATGACTTTAATGAGGTCGCCAACAAAGTAGCTGTACAAGAAGCAAAAAGCAAATTTGGGTAACGTAAAAACACAATAGATATGAAAAAGGACCTACCACTTTACGATATAGGCATTGACCTAAACGATCCCGAAACAACCGTATCTTTCAACAGCTTGGTGAAATCGCCTGCGCATGAAAAATCTTTTGAGGTGTTCAGCAACAAAAAGCGCTATGAATTTAACGATGCCGAGCAAGTTATAACAGGTGTAATGATTGCAGCTGATACGCCGATTTATCGCTTTGATACGAATACAAAAGAAGAGTATTATGTGCAATTCGGTAAGCAAGCCATTAAAGACATTGTTTTCGATTATGCCAAAAGGGGCAATTTCAATAATGTAAACCTAGAGCACAACAAAAAGGACGTTGTCAAAGACATTTACATGACTATGCTTTATGTCATTGATGAGGTCAACGGCTTTACAGCACCCGAGCGCTTTGCTGATGAAACAGACGGCACGGCCATTGTGAGCTACAAAGTCATGGATAAAGACGTTTATGAAGCGGCGAAAAACGGAGAGTTTACAGGCTTTTCAATCGAGGGTGTTTTTGCGCTTTACGACACGGGCAAAACCTCGCAAGGCTTCAACTCATTTGATAAGGAGCTCGACGCATTTATTTCGGATTTAGAAGCAATTGCGCAACGACTTGGCACATTAGTAAAATCTTAAAATCATGAAGGAAAAATTTGAAAAAATTAAAGCATTGTTTGCGAGTATTTCAAAAACGCTTGCACAAAAGTTTTTTGAGACCGCGTTAGAAGATGGCACTATCCTTACTTGGGAAGGCGACTTAACGGTTGGCACACGTGTTTTTGTTGTTGACGGCGAAAACGAAGTGCCAGCACCTGAAGGCACGCACAAATTGACTGGAGAATATGAAGGCAAAAGTATCGTATTAGATGCTGAGGGCTTAATCGTTGAGGTAATCGAAGAGGGCGCACAAAGTTCTGACGAGGAAAAGACCGAAGTTTTCAGCAAAAAAGCAATTGAGCACTTTGCAGAAATCGCACAGGTATCTATGTGGTCAATGAATGTAGACCAAGAAACGATTGAAGTAGGCACAAAACTTACTTATTCTTATACATACGGCGAAACAACCGACGTTTACACCCTTTCAGCAGGCGAATATCAAGATGCTAACGGCCGCCGCTTCTTGGTTGATGCTAATGGAGTAGTTCAAATGTTCTTGGAAGGAACGGCAAGCGCACAAACTCAAAACTCAGATGAGGAAATGAGCGCGGCTATTGCTGACCTCAAAGCGACAAATGCCAACATCTTTGCAGCAGCTAAAGCAATGCAAGAAGTAGTTGAGCAAATGAGCGCTGAGAACGCTGAACTAAAAACTGAGCTCGCAACACTTACTGAGCGCTTTAACGCTGTGGCCTCCAAGCCGTCGGACAACAAGACCGAAACGCAGCGTGTAACACGTGAGGAAAGTAAGTTCACAGCTCAACAAAGCATCTTGTTCAAAGCAGCACAAGAGGCACGTAAAAAGTAAATTATAAACCCCAAAAACAAAAAACAAAAATGGCTTCTTTAAAATCCATCATTAAAAGCAAATTCGATTACGATGTAACGGATTTAACGGCTTACGTTGACGACCAACAAGCTGAACTTGTAACACGCTCAGTAAGCGAGGCGGTTACACTTAACTACATTCGCACCCAAGAGGGCGTGAAAGGTTCGCAAGACATCAAATTGTTGAATGACGAAATCATTTACCAAGCAGCAGATTGCGACATGACCGCTCAAGGCGATACCGGGTTTTCGGATCGCAAAATTACAACCGTAGCAATTGGCTACAAAAAAGGATTTTGTAACAAAGACCTCGACGGATTCTGGACGCAATTAGCATTGCAACCGGGCGCAATGGCTGAGGACAAACAACTTCCATTTGAGCAAGCTATTACAGGCTATCTTTTGCAATTGAACGCGCTTCAATTAGACAAATTGATTTGGCAAGGTAATACCTCAACGGGTACAGGAAACCTTCAGTGGTTCAATGGCTTCAAAACAATCTTAACTGTTGCAAACGGATGTGTTGATTTGAACCCTACGGCAATCGCCTCAATTACGAACTCAAATGCTTACGATATTTTCTACGGCTGCTACGCAAACATGAGCGATGCAATTATGGAAAGCCCTGAGAAAATCGCATTTACAAGCCGTGGCAACTTTGACAAATTGATGAAGAACTTAGTTGACCTTAATTTCTTTCATTACTCGCCAGCCGCTATCGCTGCGATGAATGAAGTTATCATCCCGGGTACTGACTTAACAGTTGTTAAAACACCGGGCTTAGCTGGTACAACTGAAATCTTTGTTGGTAAGCGTTCACACTTTGTATTTGGTACTGACCTCGCAAGCGATTCAGCTTCTTACGAGCTTTGGTATTCTCAAGATGACGACAAACTTTACATCCGTTCTAAAATGCGCGGTGGTGTACAAGTTCCGTTCTTGAACGAAATCGGCGTTTTCGCTTTGGCTGACTAATCAAAGGCAAATTTTAAGGGGTGGCAACACCCCTTTATTTACATAACCCATTAAATCAAAAAATTATGTCTTGTGGACTTACAGCAGGTTGGAATGATAGGATTTGCACCAACGGAAAGGGTGGTATTAAATCGGTTTTATTCTTCCTTAAAGACCAAGTTAGCGGCAACCCTACAAAGGTAGCTAACGAGATTACGGCAATGACCGTAACTGGAGATACTTATCTCTACAAATTAAAGCGCGATTTGTCAAATGCAACTTATCCAGTTCGCGCAAATGACAACGGCACCTTATTCTACGAGCACACACTCACAGCGGTATTGAATAACGATACCAAAGAGTTGCGCGCTGAAATTGATTTGCTTGCACAAAACGAGCTTGTTGCAGTTGTTGAAAAACGTAACGGCGACATCATCGTTTTAGGACTTGACCAAGGCTTACAGATTCGTGAAGCGTCTGAGGCTGGCACAGGTACTGCGGTTAGTGATCGCAACGGCCACACAATCGTAATGACCTCAATGGAAGATAACACGCCGCCAGACCTTGCGACGGCTGTTTATACTACCTTGTTAGGCCAAGCAGTTTAATTCTAATCTACTACAAATCAAAAGGCAAGGTGTAACGCTTTGCCTTTTTTTATACTTTTGATTATGGCAAAAATCCGAAAAGAGTGCTTAGGTTTGCAAATGAAATCACCGCTTGTAAATAAGTGGTTCACGATTACCGAAGGCAATGAGAAAACTTATAAGGCGTTACAATTCGATGTATTTGAGAAGCCTAAAAAACCCAAGAAAAATGCTGATAGTTTACAAAGCACAGGCGAACCTGATAACGGTAACGGCAACGGAGCTGGCAACTGAACAAGACCCGATTTTTCTTTTTGAGTTTACGCACCACCAAAGCGCCGAACAACTTAGTGCTGTGCTTCAAAATGAAAGCATGAGCACACAGCGATACGATGAGTTTGTAATTGATGAAGGGGTAAATATTACCTTTCCATATACAGGCGATTACACATATCGCATTAAAGAGCAACAAACAGGTATTCTTTTGGAAGTTGGCCGCTTAGTGGTCAAAGAAGCTAAAGCACCTGACAACGTATATAATGACCAAGTAACCGACGAAATCTACAATGGAGAAGCAACCAATTAAAACAGCCAAGACCGAGCGCATTAATTTCGCTAAAACCATGGCCAAGCCTACCGAGGAAAAAGACCGCGGTGGCTTCATTAAATGGGGTAAAAAAAACGATTGGCCTTTTTTCATCAATGAGCTACGAGAAGGTAGCCCAGTGCATGGCGGCATCATAAAAAACAAAGTGCGCTATATTTCAGGTGGCGGCATTGAAGTGGTAAGTGGCCAACTTGATGAATTTCTACAAAACAAATACGCCGATTTTACCATTGATGAGGTTGCCGATTCAATGACCGAAGATTACGAAGGATTCGGCGGGTTTATTGTAAAAGGCACTTGGGACATGGAAGGCTCAAAGGTTGCAAAATGGGAAGCACTGCCAATTGACAACTGCCGATTCAGTGAAAAATTAGATCGTGTTTATTTGTCCGACGATTGGAACGCGCAAAACCAAAGCGAGGAAAAAACGAACTTTCGCAGCTATCCTGTGCTTGACGAAAAAAACCCCACTGGCTCTTTCTTTATCTTCTACAAAGACCCAGTCAAGAAAAACAAAAAAGAGCTTGGCATCTATCCAAAGCCGCCTTATTTCTCAGGCATCTATGCAATAGAAACTGACTACCTATTGAACCGCTACAATAATAGTTTGGTTCAAAACTCTTTCAGCTCGGGTAAAATGATCGTGTTAACTGACGGCATCCCGGAAACCCAAGCTGAAATTGACAAGGCAGTACAAGGCATCAAGAATAAAAGCGCAGGCGTTGACAACGCAGGCGATATTGTAGTAACATTTGCCGAAAGCCGCGACCGCGCGCCAATAGTTGAAAACCTTAACGGCGACGACCTAGACAAGAGATACAGCCAAACGGGCACAACTACGCTACAAAACATTTTAATTGCTCACGGGGTTGTATCGCCCACCTTGTTTGGAGTAATGCAGCAGGGCTCATTTAATGCAGCCGAGAGCGCACAGTTATTCGAGGTGTTCAAAAAGACTTATGTAACCCAAAGGCAAGAGCGCTTAAACTGGATGCTCAACAAAATGGTTGAGCTGTCCGGGTACGTTGGCGAAATCAAGTTAGTAGAAGTCAAGCCAATTGAGGACCCGACTAATAATACAACTAGTGCGCCTTCAGTAGTGGTAAACAATACAACGGCAACAGCTGAAAAAAGCGAAAAACTAAGCGCCTCTGAAGTTGGTGCTTTACTTGAAATATCAATGAAAGTAAATAGCGGCGAAATAACCGCCGATTCAGCTGCCGAGATTATTATCGCTTCATTCCCGTCAATTGATGAGGCCACAGCTAAGAAAATGGTAGGCCTTGAAACGCAGGCTTTCTCTAGTTGCCGCCATTCGCATACGTTTAGCAAATCGGACATTGAGGTATTTGAGGAATTTGGCGCAGATTTTGGCGATTTTGAAGAGTTTGCGCGCTTGCCAATTGAGTGGGATAGCAAAGGCGACGACGTTTTCAGCAAGCATGAGCAATTATTTGCTACAATTGGCGAGATTTCAGCTGAAATGCAAGATGCAGATAAGCAAATTTTGGCCTTATTAAACAACGGCGAGGATTCAAACGGCATCGCCGAGGCCACAGGGCTAGCGATTAAGGACGTTGCTTTGTCAATTGCACGCCTTAATGACTGGGGATTGATTAAAAACGGCGAACTCTCAGCACTTGCAGAGCGCTTAATTGCCTCGGTAGAGGGTGAAATACCAACGTTTGAGATTCGTTACACCTATCAAGTGCGCTCAGATGTGCCCGAAGCAAAGAGCGGAAGCCGTGAATTTTGCACGCAGCTCATGAGTTTAAACCGCGCTTACACCCGAGAGGAGATAAATACAATTTCGGAGCGTGTAGATCGTGATGTATGGGTTTATAAAGGCGGTTTCTATACCAACCCAGACACCCAAGTAACCACACCTTGGTGTCGCCACTTATGGTTTCAATCAATCGTAACAAAAAAATAAGCTATGCAATTTCTAGTATCAGTCGATGAGGTAAAGCGCCGAGGCATTGTGCACCAAAATGTAGACACGAAGCTCATTTCTATTGCGATAACACGCGCGCAAGATATTAACATTCAAACCGCTTTAAATACTTGCTTGTATAAAGAGCTTTTGCGCCGTGTCAAAGAAGATGATTGGAACGCAAACTATTCGGAGCTCATGAATGAGTACGTATTGCCAGCGCTTATTGCTTTTGTAGATTACCGGGCGTGCGACCTTGTTACAGACCGAGTAATGAACCGCGGCACGGGCACTTTGCAAGACACCAACTTTAACCCGATGTCGGATAGCGAACGCAACCCATTGCGCGACCGATTAAGAAAAGATGCTTATTTTTACAAAGAGCGCTTGATTGGCTACCTATGTGATGACAACGGCGTTAAGTTTCCATTATACACCGATTGCGAGTGCAAAAAAGAGAATGTCAAGAAGGAAAAAGAGGGCTTCAAAGTGAATTGGCATTAAAGCCATTTAGACCTAGCAAAGAAAGTATTGATAAATTAAAACGCTACCTAAATGGAAATGACAATAAACCAACTAGCAAAAGAGCTCGAAATAATAGCCCAAGAGCATAAGCAAATTAACGGCTTTTTCTTTGGCGAGTTCTTTCAGGCTTTCGCTCAGGAAGAACCGGTAAGTTATCCGCTCATGGTTGTAACATTACAACCCGGCTCGATGTCCGAAAAAACGGTAAACGTGAACTGCATAATTACAATTTGCGACAAGTATATAACCGACAATGTGCGAAGCGTTAAGGAAGTGCACAGCGATTGTTTGCAAATCCTTCGCGACATTGACATAACGCTACGTCAAGAACGTTTTGAGGATTTAACGCTAAGCACTCAAAACGCAACTGAGCCATTTGTCGAAAGGCAGGCTGATATTATAGCTGGGTGGTTTATGTCCGTTCAAATGAACATATTTGACTTGCAAGATTGGTGCGCGATTCCTTACTATAATTATGATTTTGAAAACGGCGATGGCGCTTACGTGCCAGAGTGCGAACCCGCTGCCGTAACAAATACCGATGACACTTACAACGATCAAATTGCGGCAGGGCAAACGCTTATTTTGCCCGATACAGCGGTAACTGTATTCGTTGAAGGTGTCGAGCAACAAACGCAACAACTGCCCACATTAGGAAGTGGCACGATAACAATAAATTGGCAATAATGAGCTTTAATTTTCAAATAGATTCCCAAGTAAAAGTGTACGCAACTAGCGGCGCTTTTCCTGCTACCGGTGTTATTCGCACTATTTACATTGATAAATCAAGCGACACGGCTTATTATTGGGACGACGCTACAAGCACTTACAAAAGTTTAGGTGGCGGCGGCTCTGGTTCTGTTGTATGGGGTGCAATTACAGGCACACTTGCAGACCAAACCGATTTGCAAAATGCACTAAATGCAAAAGTGCCATATAGCGGCGCTACAGGCAATGTCGATTTAGGCGAATACCAAATAAAAGCAGGCCAATTAGAACTTGACCAAACACCAACTGGCACAACTGGAATAGCAAAAATACGTTGGAATGATACCGACGGAACTATTGACGTGGGGTTAAAAGGCGGCAATGTTACATTGCAAGTAGGCCTTGAAGAGTTGGTGCGCGTTGTAAACAAATCAGGTGCTTCACTTGCTGAAAGCGCATATCAAGCTGTTAGGGTTCGTTTGGTTTCAGAGGGTGGTGCATCAGGCCAGCGCTTAGCAGTTGTATTGGCTCAAGCTAACAACGATCTAAATAGCGCCACAACAATAGGTATAGTTACCGAAACAATTGCCAACAATCAAGAGGGTTTTATCAATCGAGGCGGTGAGGTTCGCGGCATAAACACAACGGGTTCATTGCAGGGCGAAACGTGGGTTGACGGCGATATTTTATACCTATCCCCAACAACGCCTGGAGCACTTACCAATATTAAACCAACAGCACCCAACCATAGCATTACAATTGGCTACGTTGTTTACTCACACGCGGTAAATGGAAAGATTTTCGTAAAGGTTGACAACGGCTATGAATTGGAAGAGCTCCACAATGTAACGTCTACCGATTACACAGCGCCAGTAGACGCTGATTCGCTTTTGATTTATCAAAGCTCTGAAAGCCTTTGGAAGCGCTTAACGTGGGCAAATGTCAAAGCCAAACTAAAAACGTATTTTGATACGGTTTATCAAGACGCAATAACGCCGGGTACAACATCTCAATATTACCGAGGCGACAAAACGTTTCAAACACTTGACAAAACAACTGTTGGTCTTGGCAACGTTGACAACACAAGCGACTTGAATAAGCCTATCAGTACAGCTACGCAAACAGCGCTTAACGCTAAGCAAAACACGCTAACACTAACCACAACGGGAACAAGTGGAGCGGCTACTTTGGTGGGTGCTACTTTGAACATTCCGCAGTATAGTGGTGGTGGCGGTGCAACATATCCTAAAAAATTAGCTAACTCTTTTTCCGGGGTGCAGGTTGTTGGCCAAGTAGTATTGATTTCAGATAGTTTATTAATACCGGCCAATACGATTACTGACACCAATTTTGTTTTGCAAATCAACGCGTCGCTGTACAGGACATATTCAGGTGCAGGAGGAGGCGTGTTGGGATGGCTTTATTTAAATACTACAAATACTTTAGTTGGCGCGACATTAATAGGCCGTAGCGGGCAAATTGGAAGCGGTCAGCAATGGAGTGGTTTTATTAGAAATTTTCCGATAAAAGGAACGGTTGGATATGGTTTGGGCACAGGCAATCAATTCGGGCAAGATTTTACTTCAAATACTGGATTTACTTTCACTTTCGATAAAACGCAAAATATTTATTTAATTTTTGCTATTAGTTCGGTCAATGTAAATGATGGCGGCACTTGGATAAACTCTAAAGTAGATTTATATGTATAACATAACAACAACACAAAACGGATTTATTTTCAATTCAATTGAATTTATTTTTGAAGGACAAAACGAAATTTTAAGTGAAACTCAATGTCATATCGGTACTGATAGAGGAATTATTTTACTCGACCTTTCGTGTACTATTAACGAGGTTGAATTTACGGATATTAATTTATTTGTTTCAGCACTTAAAGGTGAGCAATGAACGAACTTGTTACCATAGTGAAAAAATACGGCGTTACGGGTGTTCTTTGCGTATGGCTTTGGCATACTGAAAACCGATTGAACAAAGTTGAAACCGCGCTTTACGATTGCTACAAAGAAAGTACCATTAGACAAGGTGCGCAACAAACAAGCGCGTTGCCAGATCGCCTTATCGCTATACTACCAAATGATAAGAAAACTTATAAACGAAACGCTTAGGCCAAACGGCAAATGGAGCATTAAACGCCTTGGCGCTTTTACTTCGTTTTGGGTTTCTATTGTGTACGCTTTTGCGCCACTTTTCAAAGACTTAAAAGTTCATGAGTTTGTATTTGTAGGCTTACTCACTTATTCAGCAACCGCACTAGGCCTTACGGTCTGGAATAAAAAAATTAAAGAAGATGAACAATAAACGCGAACTATTCAGTTTTTTAGGCTTAGTTTTTACTTGCATTGCCGCTATTTTTTTTGTTGCTTTCTTAGCTTTTGGATGCTCGGCAACTCGCTTGCATGACAAGGCGGTAAAAAAAGGCTATATTCACACTGTCCATGTGGATACTTTAAAGGTTGCTTATGTGGACACCTTCTTTAAAGACGGCAAACCATACCCTGTAATCAACTACCGCGATTCGCTTATAATCAAAACAAATACTGAATATATCCCTAAATGGCGCTATCGGTTCGATTCTAGGCGATTTGCCGATAGTTTAGCAATAATTCGGGCAATGTATGCGGATTCTTTAAAATACGCGCTTAAAACGCAAAAAATAATTGTGAAGCATGAAGATAAAAAAGACAAACAACAAACCAAAAGAACACAAAGCGAAAACAAAAACGGGTTTGCGGATTCTATGAAGTGGCTCGCTGTATTTGCAATCATTGCTTTTGTTTGGTGGATAGCTTATACAATCAATAAAAAAATCGCTATAAATGATTAGTTACGAATGGCTCAAAAATGAGAAAGCCCCTAAAGTTTTGGTGCAAGCTGTTAAAATGCTTGGCACAAAAGAAATAGTTGGAGCAAAGCACAACCCTGTCATTTTGGATTGGGCAAAAGAACTGAATTTACAAAATATTTACAACGCCGATGAAATACCGTGGTGCGGCTTGGCTGTTGCTTATGCTTGTAAATCGGCAGGCTTAGAAGTAATCAACAAGCCGCTATGGGCTTTGTCTTGGGCGAAATGGGGAACGGAAGTAAAAGAACCCATGCTTGGCGATATTCTCACCTTTAAGCGCAACGGCGGTGGCCATGTTGGTTTTTATGTTGGTGAGGATAATTTGTGCTACCATGTTTTAGGTGGTAATCAAGGTAATGAAATGAATGTTGCCAGAATTGCTAAAAATCGCCTGTATAAAGCAAGGCGCACTGCATGGAAAGTTGCGCAACCTTCGGCGGTTAGAAAAGTTTTCCTAGATGCTAAAGGCGAAATCAGTACAAACGAGGCTTAAAAACTAAAAGTATGCAGCTTAAAAGACACGCGAAAAACATTCATGAGTTAAAAATCAGCGGCACGCGTGTACGGCTTGCTATTTTTAGCGATGTGCATTGGGATAATCCAAAATGCGATTGGGATTTATTGCGGAGAGATTTAGACTATTGCCTGAAGGAAAGCATACCAATCATGTTTAACGGCGATACCTTTTGCCTCATGCAGGGGAAATGGGACCCGCGCGGCAATAAATCGGACGTGCGCCCAGAACACAACACAATTAAATATCTTGATGCGGTAATTGAAACGGCGGTAGAATTTTTTGCGCCTTACGCGCATTTAATTACAGTTGTCGGCTATGGTAATCATGAGACAAGCATTTTAAAAAGACACGAAACAGACGTTTTGCAACGCTTTGTTGATTTGCTTAACTACAAATGCAGCTCAAATGTTCAAGCGGGCGGCTATGGCGGCTGGATAGTCATAAAGCAATTAGCAAAAAACAACAATCGTTTAAGCACAAAGATTCGCTACCACCATGGCTCTGGAGGTGGCGGCATTGTTACACGCGGCGAAATCAATTTAACGCGAGCTCTTGAAATGTACGAAGATTTTGAGGTGTTTACTATGGGTCATATTCACGAAAACAAGTGTACAAATGTTGTGCGCGATACAATAGGATTTGTAGCTCACAATGGGTTTAAGCAAGTTCAAAAACAATTGCACTTAATGATCACAGGAACGTACAAAGAAGAATTTGGCGACGGCTCGAAAGGTTGGCACGTAGAGCGAGGTGCACCGATTAAACCGCTTGGCGGCCGCATCTTAGTAATTGATACCAGGCGCACGGGCAATTGTCATTTAAAAAGTATTGATAGTATGAAATTCCCAATTTAATCATATCTTTGAATTGTTAGCAGGGTGATAGCTGTTTTCATGTGTGGGGGGCCCTTATAGAGTGAGCCCCCTTTTTTATGTCCGTAAAAAAAAATTCACTTTTTTATTAAAATTATTTTGACATTAAAAATTTATCGTATATTTGTCAAACAAAACGCTAATAATTAAACACATGACTATCACAGAACACACCAAAAAACTAAAGCCGCTGATTGATTCAGCGAGCTATCTAATCAAGCAAATAGAAATTTGCGAAAACGAGCTAGATAAGCTCATGTCATTGCCGCCATTATACCGCGAGAGACTACAAGATGAAGTCGAAATGTGGCTAAGAAATGGCGAGCAGTATTACAAATCACTTTTAGAAATCACTAACAAATTGAAATAATGAATCACAAACAAGAAATGCAACAAATCATTTTCGGCGCAGTAGTTATGTGCCTATTCTTTGCCGGGTTAATCTGGCTAATTAGAACCAACAAGCCACCGCAAGTTGACACGGCTACACCTGATGCACAAATCGCCGTGCAAGAGAGCTACGAGCTTAAAGGTGTTTGGGAAAAATACGCGCAAGAATGTTACGATGGAACGCATGAGAAAAATTGAGAGAGAGCGCCTGTTTATTTTTGGCGCAGTATTATTTTGGATCACATTACTAACACTTAAAATCCTATCACAATGCCACTAACAGCAACTTATAAAATGATAGCTGATGCGCAATTTGTTTACGGGCCTAAGTGGTTTAAAGTAGAAAACTTTGAACTTCATGGCTACTTAGCAGGCGAGCGCGTCGATATGATTGAAACGTTATCAATCGAGCACTTTGACGAAATCCACTACGTTAGCCAATCGCAAAACGCTAAAAACTTAAAGACCTTTGTACACGCTATCGGCGTGCGTGAAGGCAACAGGAACACAGTATTAATTTTAAAAGAGAAATAATGAAACACATACCAGGACCATGGGAATTGAGCCCAAGCGGACAATTTGTAAGAACAGACACAAAAGGAGACGGACATTTGACAATCTGTGAAGTCAATCGAAATTGGTACATACGTAAGGAAACGCAAATTGCCAACGCGCTGAGAATAGTCGAATGCGTAAATGCAATGGAGGGAATAATAGATCCAAAAAAGTTTCGAGAAAATTGGGAAGCTGTAAAACATCTCGAGCTTGATAAATACCACAACCTCAAAGAAGTAATCCAAAACATGATTGACCGCTTAGATGAAGGCGGCAAAATAACGCTAACAAAAGATAGCATTATTGTTTTAGCATTAAAAGAAGCAATCAAATGAGAAGCTCGCTAAAATACCCAACGCGCCGCGCTTATGTTACACTTGAATTTTACAATGAAGCAAGCTTAGACAAGCAGCTAGCCGAGCTCAAAGCAAAGCTACTAGGCGGCACAGAGAAAAAAGAACAAACAACCATGTACGGCGGCAACTCTTTAATGCTTTTAGTTGAGCAAATGTACACGGATAATCACAAAAGAGAGAGAATTGTAAGCCTTGAAAATGGGCAAAAAGTTGAACTAGTAAAATCGAGAGTATGAAAACAAGTGAATTGAGGCTTGGTAATTTAGTGCAATACGGAGGTACTACAGCAAAAGTATGTCAGATAGAAAAATCATTTTTTTATTGTGAAACTGATGGGAATGAATTTTTTACAAGAGACGGAGAATCAGGATCCAAACACATTCCACTAACCGAAGAATGGTTGTTGAAGTTTGGGTTTGAAGAAAAAAACATTGGAAACAAGTTGCCTGAATCGTGGTATGAACTAAAATATTTATCCAATGAGCATGAGCCAATGATTACATCTTGGGTTTCTATATTAATAAACATAGAAACATGTAGTTGTGTAATTTGTGATGAATATCCTGATGAAATAGGT